CAAAAAATGTGCGAATGTGACGAAAAATGTCACTCAGATTGTGTTTTTGCAGAATGACAGGGCTTGCACAGCCCCTGCCAATTGCATTCATCCCAGAATGCCTGTTGATTGCCGCGATGCGGCACAATGTGATCGAGGTCAGTGGCCATAACCACCTTGCCTGCCCGCTGACAGTGAACGCACAGCGGATGTTTTGAGAAATACCTCAGCCTGGCCTGCTGCCATCGGTAGTTGTAGCCTCGTGCCGTGGATGATTGATTTCCAGCCCTCCAGCTGTCCGACTGCACTGCATGCCCTAGCTGCCTAGCCGGGGCCGCTGGCACGCGCAATGGAACTGATTTAATCCTGGGCATCATCATCCAGATATACTGGGCCATCCTGATCCTCCCGATCATCCTCAGCCCCAAGCGCGGCATCTAACGCCATTGCTATTGCTGCAAGAATTTCAGTTTGTTTTTTTAGTTCTGCTAGTAGTTCGTCCATCATGATCTCACTGTAACGAGTCTATACGTTGACTGTAAATTAGTGTTGTTTGCTGAAACATTCGTACATCTAATAATAATATCAGTCAATGCGGGCACTGGAAAAAGATAATCGATATCATCAAAAAAAGACGCCCCTGTTGTAACGGTCATTGGTAAACGTAGCCTTGGAGATGCTCCGTTAGACCTCCACCATAGGAAAAGGTCGGCTGTTGCTGATGTTGCGCCCCTAACGTTTGCTGTTATGCGATCTAGAAACGCTGTTGCGCCGTAGGGTACAGTATACGCGCTGCAATACGACTGCCCGTAATTTGCAGGTATTATGCAAAATATATTGGTAGTGGTTGGTGTATTCCTGACGGTAATATCACCGGCATTGATTGCGCCTGACGCACCGACAAAATAAGCAAAATTGCAACGGAATATATTATGGCCGAGCGCGTATGTTGCCGCTCCGGTAATCGCCTTACTGCCTAACGTGTAGTCAGTGTCTACATTGCTGGCTAGGTAGGAATAAAACACCGTTCCCGTATCCGCGCCGGCGACAACAATCTCAGCTGCTTCAGGTGAGGTAGTTGGAAATCCAGCATACACTCCGCTGCCGCCCCACAAATCCTCGGGCACTGACGCGGTATCAATATCGTCATTAATGCCGTCCTTTGTTGATGGCCTCCTGTTTTGGTACAGGTTGCTTGATACAATCATGTTAAAATCTAACGGCCTAATTAAAAGCGCGTCAGCGTCATCCTGTATTAATGAATTAGCGGATGATGTTAATGTTCCATGATTCCCTCTTAATGCCTGCATTCTCAGAAATGTTTGATTGCCTGCCGATGTGTTGGTTATTCTAACGCGGGCATATTTCCGCGTTACAGTATATCTGTGTACATCGTTTAAGTTTGCAGTAATTACTGACGGAATGCTTGAATCAGCCTGAGCTGTATTTGTTGAAAAATCAATATACATTACACTCGTTTGATCAGTTGCTGCCGCCAAAACTATTGATGGGTATGCTGAAACGTCCACCCAGTCGCTCGTATATGTCTGCCCTGAATTTAATGGCGTTGATGTTGCGATATCGTCAATAACATTGCATGATGAAATTTTAACATTACTGTCAGCGTCGAGCGGAGTTTTCCCTGACCAATAATTTATCAGCGCATTAAAAAGTGTGTTCCACGGGGTCATTTTGACGGCCTCGGGTGATGAGATTGTCAGATTTATATCACAACGCCAAAAAAAAAGCCCGCGCATGGCGGGCATTGGTCAGTTGAACAGTGTCAATCCTTTGACTCTATGGCATGCAGAATCGATGCCAACCTTGCCTGCAATCGCCTGGCGTCATCCAGCGCGTCGATGATCAGGAGGTGCTCCAGGGCGGTTGCCTGCTTATTGGCCTCCAGCAGGTCGCCTATGGCCATATCAACAGCTTGCGCCGCCTTTCTAAGCGCCCGTGCGGTCATTTCGCGTCACCTGTAAAATCGGGATTAGTATTTTCTCGCAGCCATTTTGACTGTGCGTCCCTTGCGTCGGCCCTTGCGTCCCTTGCGGCCCTTGCGGCGGCCCATGCGGCTTCCCTTGCGGCGTCCCTTGCGTCGGCCCTTGCGTCCCATGCGGCGGCCCATGCGGCCCTTGCGGCGTCCCTTGCGGCCCATGCGGCGTCCCTTGCGTCCCTTGCGGCGTCCCTTGCGGCGGCCCATGCGGCGTCCCTTGCGGCCCATGCGGCCCTTGCGTCCCATGCGGCCCTTGCGGCGGCCCATGCGTCCCTTGCGTCGGCCCATGCGGCGGCCCTTGCGTCGGCCCTTGCGTCGGCCCATGCGGCGTCCCTTGCGTCGGCCCTTGCGTCCCTTGCGTCCCTTGCGGCGGCCCATGCGGCGGCCCATGCGGCGTCCCTTGCGTCGGCCCTTGCGTCCCATGCGGCGGCCCTTGCGGCGTCCCTTGCGGCCCTTGCGGCGGCCCATGCGGCTTCCCTTGCGGCGTCCCTTGCGGCGTCCCATGCGGCGTCCCTTGCGGCGTCCCTTGCGTCCCTTGCGTCGGCCCATGCGGCGGCCCATGCGGCTTCCCTTGCGGCCCATGCGGCCCTTGCGGCGTCCCTTGCGTCCCTTGCGGCGTCCCTTGCGTCCCTTGCGGCGTCCCTTGCGTCGTCCCTTGCGTCCCTTGCGGCGTCCCTTGCGGCGGCCCATGCTGCTGACAACTCATCGTCATCCGCAGCGCCGTTTGCAAATTTTTCAGCTACAGTAATTGCATTAATGCTGCGTTCGTCAGTCATTAAATGCTGTACCTGCTTTGCGCAGAAAACAGCAAATAACCTTAATTCCTTATCTGTTAAAACACCATCGCATCTTGCGACCCACTGCAACCAATTTGGTGGCAATTTTTCCCAGCACTCTTTCATTGTTTTGCAATTTTCTAACGCCCACTCTTTGCCTTCTTTACACGCATCGTGCTTTTTGCAAAACTGTCTTATTGTTAAATCTTTCATTTCCGCACCAAGCTTGCCGGGATTTCCCCGGCTGGTAGGGATTTGATTGCGGCCCGGATGTCCGAGCCGATGTAGTGATGTGTGTAACCGGATTGGCAGCGGATGATTATTTTCATGATGATGCCTTTGCTATGTAGGCTGCTGTTGATTTTTCAGCTGCTTTCAATGTTTTGAAGTGCCTTCCAGCATAGTGGCCAACAACCACATCCTCAATGCCGCCAAAGCCATTTGACGTTTCTCTAACCACCAATGCATAAAAGTCACCATCTGCTGTTTTTCTTATTGCTGCCTTGTATTTGCTCATTTTGTCAATTCCGCGCTTCGTTATCTGATGTGCTCAGTATAACCACTCATTTTGATTACGCAATACAAAATCAATTAAACTTTTTTGTCCCTTTTTGCATTTCGATTAATTTTTTCAATGATGGCTTGCCGTGTGAATTCGGAACGACTTGGCCCCATTTTTGCAAGCAAATCAGCGTCGACTCTGACGCAGATTTGTATCCCGTTTTTAACTAACACCGGCCTGCCTGCCCCAGTGCGTTTACCGCCGCGTTTTTCTACTGTCATTTTTTGTCACCTCTGTTTTTTCTAATTTTTTTCATTTTTTTTCATAAATTTTTCATTATGTTAGTAAGTGCTCACTAACATCATAAGTAGTTGATATATATAATATATATAATAATAATATATAATAAATATAATATATTTTTTTCATTTTTCATTTTTTCTGCATCTATCTATCTATACCACTATTTTCAATAAAATATATATATCTATACCGATGAAAAATGAAAAATATGAAAAATACCCAATTTTCAGCACTTAACTAATTGATTATAAACGAGAAAAAATTTTTCATTTTTGATGAAAAACGCCTGTTTTCGATGAAAAAAGTTTTTTGCCGATTCTGGTAAGTGAGCCATCGCTTACCAACGATGTGACAAATTTTGTCATGTTTTCTGGAGTTATATCTTTGCGCCTGAGTGAATGAATCATGTTTGTCATGTAAATCCCGCCATCCGATTTTGCCAAACTGATCGCCCGCGCCCTCAATCCTGTCATCACATCATCAGATATTTTGCTATCCCGGGACGCTGCCCATTGAATCAACCTTATTTTTTCGTCAATGTCCCGTTTGATGTACGCTGTCGCCCACTCAACATGCTCGACAGTCCGAATGCCGCCGTCAGCCACGGATAAAATCAAACTTATCTTGCTGACAAACTCATACGCACGCCTCGCCAGGCTCTCGTAGCCCGTAGTCTCCCGGTGCATTTCTGCAAACTCCCACTGCCACGCCTGCACGGCCTGTAACGCCGCCTGCGCAGCTTGCTCAGTGGCTATCTTGAAATATTCGCTGTAATGCTCAGCCCGGCCGCCGCCTGCTTTGCCCGTGGCCGCCATGCGCATCATGGCCATGTCATATGGCCACGACTGCCGCCGCTGGCGCGGGTTGGGTTTGGGGTTGGTGTCAGATTCCTCGACAATGATTGCCCGATTGATAAAGCCGTTTTGTGCCATCTCGACAGACAACGCGCCCTCAAAACTGGCCATTGTTGTGAAGCCAATTAAGGAGAGATAAGGTCTGGGAATGCCGCCGGTTTCAGTGATTGCGCGCAGCAGCGACTCAAGCGAGTCTAGGTGCGCCATGTCTACCCGCTCATTTTCATCCATCGCTGCCCGCAGCGCCCCGATTTGCCCTGCAAGGCTTTTTATTGTCTCGCGCCGCAGGTCGCCGGATATGTGCAGGGTCTCTGACGGCTTGGTAAAAATTTTCATGAGATCACCCGGAATGCCCTCCAGGTATGCAGCGCCGCCGCGTTTTTGCGCGTTGGTTATGGATTTCAGCATTTCCCCGAGTTCGTCTGTGCAGTAATTTGCAGCCTGTTGGTCAATTAAATTGCGGGTAATTTCCTGTTTTGATTTGATTTCCCCGTGTACCGTTGCCGCAAGGCCGGCGCTGCGCATGATTTCGGCATAGCAATTCTGTATGGATTCCTTGCCAGTGCCTGTTCCAGCGATGCAGATAGATAGCAGGTTTGGAGCCACGCCCGTTATGTCATCCCGCCATGCCAGCCCGCATGCGTTGCCAAGGGCTGTCAGTGCTGCGATAACAGCGAGATGCTCACGCGGGTAGAATGACTGCTCGTTAATCCACTCGGTCACCCTCCCCGTGAAACCGGGCGGCCTGAGCGGGTCGCAATGGGATGTATCAAAAAGGCCCGCCGCTGGAATTTCGGCCGCCAACTCTGCATCTTCAGGGAATGTTACTGGCTGAACCCATCCGTTAGCCTTTGCCATGTAGATTAAGCTGCCAAGCGTGATGTTAGCCTGTGATTTGCCGAACGAATGCCACTTACTGTCAATCGATTCCCGGTCGTATTTCGCGCCAGCGCGGCTCCACTTATCCCAGAGCTCAATGCCGGCGCCGCCCGTGGCATGGTGAATTCCCATGCCGACCTGCACCCATCGGTGATAATCATCAACATCGGGTATGTGGCTAACGATATCCGTTAGTTCGGCATCAGTAATATCAATATGCCCGTCAGACAGTAGCGCCCTGTTAGTCTCGCGCCGCAGTAGTTTTTCGAGTATCGCATCCGGGGCCGGGGTCATGTCATCGGGAAATCCTCGCGCCCGCTCATACCTAACGCCTGACCTGTGCAGTGAGCCGCAGCCCACAACAAAACCCGATGTTTTAAAATCAATGCCCGGGTATTCTGGGAGCGACTGGGCATAACTGCCAGCGGGCCGGGTATAATAGACATGCCATCCGCCGCCTCCGGTTTGCACGACAAAACCCGCCGTGGCAAGGTAGTCTATACCGGTATCAGCGGAAAGCTTGGCTAACGACTCAACCCCGCCGTTGCGCGGGTCTACATCAATGACCAGTTGGTTATCAATGCACACCCCGTATCCCGTTGTTATTGAGTGTTCCAGCATGTTTTCCAGCGCCTCATCTGACCATGCCGGCACTGCCTGCCATTTTTTTATTGCAGGGTGTTTACCAGCGGCATCGCATCGCGGATTCCCGCACAGGCAACCCTCGGCATCAATGCCATGCAGTGCAAATACCCTAAATCCTGCGGCGGCATAATCGTGGATAATAGCAAGCTCATTTTTGCTCATCTGCCCGCGCTCCTTGCAGGTAGTCAGATAGTTTTTTTACCGTTTCATAGCTCGCTTGACCACTGCCGCGCATGATACGGTATAGGCTGGCCGGGTGTACCCCGGCATTGGTTGCCACGCGCATTAAATTAGCGTCCTGAAGCTGGGCTTTTATCTCGTCTAGAGTTAGCATTAAAACACCTCATTTTACATATATGTAAATAAATTTACGTTTAAGTATTGACTAATATACTTAAATGCAATAATTTTTACAACGCGAGAACATAACCCAATGAGGAAAACATCATGCTAGAAACAATACAAAAACCGGCTGACAGGCCGGTCATTGCAACCATCTGCGGGGAGGCGGGCATGGGCAAAACCAGCTTGGCCTGTACGTTTCCCAACCCCATCGTAATCAGGGCAGAAGACGGCCTGCAGGCCATCCCTGTTGACAGCCGGCCCGATGCCTTCCCAGCGCTGAAAACCGTGGATGACCTGTGGGCGCAGATGACGGCGCTCATTCAAGAGCCGCACGAATACAAAACACTGGTAATTGACAGCGTAACCAAGCTGGAAACGATGTTTTTACAGCATGTTGTTGAAAGTGATCCAAAAAAACCGGCATCAATCAACCAGGCGCTTGGCGGCTATGGTGCTGGCCTTGCTGCCGTTGCGGCATTGCACCAGCGGGTCAGGCGCGCCGCAGGCATGTTGTCAGAACGGCGCGGAATGAACGTGGTTTTCATCGCGCATGCAGACACAGAAAACATGGAATTGCCGGATATGGATAGCTACATGCGTTACAGCCTGCGGCTTGGTAAAAAATCAATGTCACCCTACGTGGATGACGTTGACATTGTGGCTCACCTACGTCTTGAAACATTTACAACAGAAAATAAAAAAGCAATTTCAGACGGAACGCGGGTGTTGATTTGTCATGCCACGGCGGCGAACGTCAGTAAAAACAGGTTTGGAATTGAATCTGAGCTGGTAGTAAAAAAAGGCGAAAATCCACTTAAATCATTTATAAAAGGTATCTAATCATGAGTTTCTTTGACGGCATAAAACCAGAATCGAATTACGAATCCAGCTCGATGGCCGAGCCTATTCCAGCTAACACAAACTGTATAGCGTTGATAGAAAACGCGGCATGGAATGAATATCAGGGCGTGTATAAAATCGAAATAACTTGGCAAATTGTGGCCCCAAGCAATCACAAGGGCCGTAAAATATTTCAAAAATTGGACGTTAAAAACAGCGACAAGGCAAAAAAAGAAAAGGCGCTTAAAATGTTGGCTGCTATCGACATGAATGCCGGCGGTCATTTATTTGCAGCCGGGAAAAGCCCGACAGATACTGACTTACTAAAGGCGTTAGCCAATAAAATAATGCAAATTAAATTGCAAGTCTGGGAAATTGACGGCAAAAAAGGGAACTGGGTTTGTGCAGTTAGTGAAAAAAATGGCGACCCTCCGGCATCACAGCCTGTTGTGTCGATTGACACTAACAATGATATCCCATTCTGAGGTGCGCCATGGCTGAATTATCACTCGAAAGAAAAGGCCGGATTACCGGCTCTGCGGTAGGCGCGATCTTGGGCATGTCGCCATGGATGTCGCCAGATGACGTAATGCGCCGCATGGTAAGGGATTGGCATAACGCTGAGCCTGAATTCACCGGTAATCAAGCAACTGCCTACGGGCAGTTCCATGAAGCCGGAGCCATTGTCGATTTTGAAATGGCCACCGGCAAAAAGGTCAAGCCAAGCCAATTTTACAAATACGGAGATTGGCTTGGGGCCACGCCAGATGGTGAAATCGGGGAGGATGGGCTAATTGAGGTTAAATGCCCGTACAGCCTGCGCAACACTGACGGCGACCCCAAATTTAAATCTATTCACGACCAGCCGCATTATTACGCTCAATTGCAAATTGAAATGCTATGCGCCGGGAAAAAGCATGTCGAGTTTTTTCAATGGTCGCCAAAGGGCAGCGAATTGGACAACATTGATTTTGACCAAATTTGGCTTGAGCAACACATGCCGGCATTGATGAAATTCTACGAGCGTTATTTGGTTGAGCGTGATAACCCCGGGAAATACCTTGATCCGCTGCGGGTTGAAATTGAAACCCGGCATGCCAAAAGACTGATTGATGAATACTTTTTTATCGCTGGCGAGGCCGACAGGTTGGATGAGCGGAAAAAGGAAATTCTTGCCGAGATTGTCGATTTATCAAAAGGGCATGACGCCACGATATGTGGCCACAAACTAACCAAAGTGGTTAGGGAAGGCGCGGTCAGTTATGCCAAGGCAATTAAGGAGCTTTTGCCTAACGCCAACCTTGAGCCGTATCGCGGCAAGCCTAGCGAGTTTTGGAAATTAACATAAATGCTCAGGCGTTATCAGCAGGCCGCACATGATGCGGCCATCTCTCATATTAAAATATGCCGCGATCCATGCTTGATTGATGCCGCAACCGGTGCAGGAAAGTCACACATTATAGCCGCCATCGCCAAAACAATTAACCAATTATCCGGCGGTAAAAAGGTTTTAATTCTAGCGCCAAGCAGAGAGCTGGTTGAGCAAAACAGGGAAAAAATGCTGGCCACGGGTGAGCCTGCAAGCATATTTTCGGCCAGTGCGGGTAGCAAATGCCTACGGCACAAAATGGTTTTCGGGACGCCTGGCACTGTTATCAATAACATTCAGAAATTCGGCAATGAATTTGCATGCGTGGTGGTGGATGAATGCCACCGCATTACCCCTACCGTTAAAAATATAATCACTGAAATTAAATCAGCAAACCCTAATTGCCGCGTCATTGGCCTAACGGCCACGCCATACCGCATGGGGTCAGGGTATGTGTACGCAATAGATGAGAATGACAAGCCGCTTGCTGAAAACGAGACATGGGAGCCATACTTTTTAAAAAAGGTTTATACAATAACGGCAAAAGAATTGATTGACCAGGGATACCTAACGCCGCCGCAAGTTGGCAATGTTGATGAGCATTATGACACGCTGCACATGCAGCTAAACAACATGGGCCAATTCAATGCCGCCGATATTGATAGGGCCTACACCGGACAAGGTAGGAAAACATCGCGCATCATTGAGGATATTGTGGCGCGGTCACGTAATAGAAAAGGCGTGATGATATTTGCCGCGACCATTGAGCATGCACAGGAATGCATGGATAGTCTACCGCCGGAATTGTCAGCCATTGTAACGGGAAAGACTGGCAAAAAAGAGCGGGAACAAATAATCAAGGATTTTAAATCCATGCGCATTAAATTTTTAGTGAACGTGTCGGTTTTGACCACAGGTTTTGATGCCAGCCATGCGGATGTTATCGCAATTTTGCGCCCTACAGAATCCGTTAGCCTGTTGCAGCAAATAATAGGCCGTGGCATGCGGATTCACCCCGGCAAACCAGACTTCCTATTGCTGGATTATGCTGAAAACATCGAACGGCATTGCCCCGATGGCGATTTATTCAAGCCTGTTATTGTCGTTAAAAGAAAATCAGACAATGACCATACAATTAACGCCACTTGCCCGATTTGCAATTTTGACAATCAATTCAAGCCGCGTGAAAACGAGGGCGATTTTGAGATAGACAATAACGGGTACTTTTGCATAAGAGGTACCGGGGAACGCATCGAGATCGATGATGGCCCCATCCCTGCACACTACGGCAGGCGTTGCTGTAACCACATCTTAACAGGTGGCAACCTCGTCAGGTGCGGGTACCGCTGGAACGGCAAAGAATGCCCTGATGAGAATTGCAAGGCTGATAACGATATTGCTGCAAGGAAATGCCATGCCTGTGGGGTTGAGATTGTAGACCCTAACGAAAAATTACGCCTTGATTTTGCTGTTATTAAAAAGACGCCAACAATTAAACAGACAGATGAAATACTGCGAATGACAGTAACAGACACGATTAGCAGCAAGGGGAATCCTTGTTTACGGGTTGATATTGCCACGCCTTACCGCTCGTTTCCCGTGTGGTTTATGCCTGGTAAGGGATTTTACAATACCGTGCTGGATAATAAAGACGATTTGAAAACCGTCACATATAAAAAGGACGGTGATTTTTTCCGGGTTTATGCGTTTAATAATCCGGCTGACGTGCCACCACCTAGG